TTATTTTACAGTAGATTGGAGGTATATTTGCATTTAAATATGCCATAATCAACCATATATATCTCCCCAAGTTTCACCGCTTTCGTAATCTACTTTGTTTGGGATTGCCAAAGTAACGGCGTTCTCCATTATATCTACAATCTTCTTTGCTTGATTGTCATCTATAACGGAAATATCTAATTCATCATGTATTTGAATATGTGGAACAATTCCTTCTTTATATAAATCTAACATAGCTTTCTTTGTCATGTCCGCAGCAGATCCTTGAATTAATTTATTTAATGCTTTGTATGTAAAACATCTTTTGATTTTAGGATTAGCTTTTAATTTTTCTACATCTGCTTCTGGATACTTAGCTAACCAATTATCTATAAATTTTTGTGTAGCTTCTTCTTTAGTCATCGGTGTAGACATTACACCCATTCTAAATTCATCTATTTCCCATTTATCAAATCTACATTTTCTTCCTAATAAAGTTTTAATGTATCCATTTTTATTTGCTAATCTTAATGTATGTCCCATTAGTTCTTTTACGAATGGTACATTATCATGATACTGATTAAATAAATTTTCTGCTTCTGCCTTTGTAGATAAACCTAATTCAGCTTGTAATTTAGCCTTACCCATTCCATAAAATAATCCTAAATTAATTGTCTTAGCCTGCGATCTAGATATGCCTGCCATATCCGCAACTGTTTGGTGGAAATCTACATTATTGTTATTAAATCTTTCTACAATGTTTTCAACAGCTTCATCATTGCATATAGGTTCTTCTATAGCTGCATAATGCACAACAAGTCTTGGTTCTTGCTGTGAATAGTCAAAACAACCCCACTTATGACCTTCTTCTGGTATAAATAAAGATCTAATAAGAGGTCCTAGTTCCTTGTTCCTCGCCGGGATTTGCTGGAGATTAGGATTAGAATAAGAAAATCTACCCGTAACAGTTCCACCTTGATCTGATCTAATTGGATTAATGTCAGCATGTATTCTTCCTTTATGTTCAAATCTTAAAATTGTATCAATAAAAGTTGTATGAGCTTTGTTTATTTCTCTTGCTTTAGCAATCATTTTAACTATAGGGTGTTTATGTTCTTGTAAAAAATTCTTTGTAAAGGATGGTGCTAATGATTTCTCAGTTCTTTCGTAAGGTAAACGAAGTTTTTCAAAAACTGTTGCAATGGACCTTGCAGCCCAAATCTGGGGCTCTATCCCTGTTTCTTGTTTTACTTTTAATAATAAGTCTTGCTCTTGTTTTGTTAATGTTTGTTTCAGGAGTCTTGCTTTCTCTACATCAACTCGGACTCCTTTAAATTTCATGTCAATAAGACAAGGGAATAAATCTGTTTCTAATTTAACTATTTTTTTTAATGTTTGTTTTTCTATTTCTTTACTTAATACTTTAAATAATTCTAATGTAAGTTCAGCATCTTTCTCAGCATAGGACCCAACATACATCGCCGGAAGTTTATACATTTCAGATTTAGGATCTATTCCCCAAGATTGAGCTGCTTCATTCAATGCTGCTTCATTTTTTGTTTTACCTAAATAATCAAACGCAACACTATTTAATGAATACCATAATCTATTCTCATCAATTAATGATGCCATAACCATAGTATCTACAATCTCTCCTTTAATCTCGACGCCCGCCGCTCGAAGCCAGCATACGTCATACATTGCATTGTGAAATAATTTAGTATTTGTTGCAGAACAAACTTCTTTAATCCAGGCCATCACTTTATCTTTATCCATATTACCACCACCTTCGTGAGCAATTGGATAATAAGCTGACCAACCTTCTACAGCTACTGCAATACCAACAATATTTCCTTGACCTCTAATTGCACCAGATCCCATTGCTTTAAGTTCTGGATCTTTAGTTTCCAAATCAATAGCAACATGGCTGTAGCCTTTTAGACTTGGAAAATTATCTGGACAAATCCATTCTTTTTGAGCTTCAAACATTTATATAACCATCATTAAAAAACAATAAACACAAAGCACCGTAAATAAACCCATATGAAAAATTGCTTTTTTTCTTCCTCTAAATTTCATAATCTCTTTCTATAATCATTTCTAAATAATGAATTGCTTTTAATATATCTTGTTTCTTTCCTTTATCTTGATGCCTGCAAATATATTTAATTGCATTACCTTCTGCGAATAGTATCTTATTTTCATTGATAAATCTAGAAGGTTGAATTTTATATTTTTTATAATGTGCACCACCTACTTGTTTAAAAAATGCATTGTTACTCATATGATTGGATCTCCTATCGAATATGAAAAATCTTTATCAATTGTTGGACGCATAATGTATAAGTTCTCCTTTGTTCTGGTTACACCCACAAAAAACAATCTGTGTTCAGGATCTGGATTTCTACATGCAGCATCATAGATAATCTTTTCAAGATCAACAAATAATACAACATTGTCGCATTCTTCACCTTTTACACCATGTATTGTGGATATTTTAATTCTAGGTTCTGAAAAAAGATCATCACCGTTTGCTAATAATTCTTTCATGTATAATTTAATTGGTTCCGCAATATCTAATTGTTCCCAACTTCCATATATTTCTAAACCATGATCCATTCTAAGATCATCTAAATCTACTGAATATGAATCTTTTAATGATTTACCATTAGAATAACCTCTTTTTACATGTTTTAAATTAAAGTTTAAACAATGTTCATAAAGTAATTTAGCTTCTTCTCCACTAACTGAAGCTCCTTCATTTAATCTAATCCAAGTTCTGTATGCATTTAAAATATGATTTGGTAAAAAATCATTTTCTTTTGATGTAAATCTTAAATTTAAAGATGCCAAATATTCTGCTACTGGTTTTAACATTTCGTTTGTTCTTGTTAAAATCATCCAGTTCCCTTGTTTAAAATCTATTTCTTCAAATGATTGATCAAAGTAAACATTTCCTTCAGCATCTCTTGGAAGCCAAGATTTAATCATTCTATTCTCTACATTATCTAAAATGCTTAAAGCTACTTTGTGAACTGCTCTTGGAACCCTTCTTGATTCAACTCTTGGGTCCATCTCACCTTCTAAATCTATAAATATATTTTCATCAGCACCTTGAAATGTATAGATTGTTTGATCGTCATCCCCTGCAATGTAAGATCTTTCACATTTTGACTCAATGTAAAAGAACATATCCCATTGCAGAGGATTCAGATCTTGTGCTTCATCAAGAAAAACAGCTGTGAGTGGAGGACATTTGTCTTTCTCAATAAACTTTTTAATCATATCAGAGAACTCAATCATCCCTGTTTGTTTTTTATATGATTCTAAATCGGCATAAATTTGTTCTGTCTTGTATAAATTTAAAGAATGATGATAACCCAATTCTTGTGCTGCTTCAGATAAATCTATTAATTTTTTATTTCTAGCATATTCAATAACTTGCATATGTTTGTCTTTTTGAATTATATGGCCAACATCATTTACATAATTTCCAAAATTAACATCTCTAGAAATTGTAGAAAAGTTTTGAAATGATTTCCATTTACTACCTTTTAATAATTTATTACTTGTATCTATACCTAATTGTCTTGTTCCCATTGAATGCATCGTAGAAATATATGGAAAATGTTTTTTAAGATCATAATTTGGAAATAAAGTATCTATTCTTTTCTTTGCTTCTTCTGTTGCTGCTTTACTAAATGTAATATACGCAATTCTATTTGTTGGAGTTTTATATTCTTCAATCTCCTTTCTTAAATAATGATTAGTCAAATGATATGTTTTTCCTGTTCCTGGAGGACCAGGTATTATTGTTCTTTTCATGCTCTAAACGGTGGCTCCTTCATTTTTTCCTCTGTAACTTCTGGTCTATCAAATTCTGGTGTTAATATTTCAAAAAATCTAGTTGTTGTTTTACCTATCTTAGTATTCTTTTCTTTAGCTCCAAATATATCCATTAAAAGTTTTTGTGTTTTATGTTTTGGAATTGACCAAGATTTAGTTCTAGTTAAATATTTCCAAAATCCAGTATATGTAAAATAAGTAGTACCATTTTCAGAATAGGCTTGTTCTTTTCTAATATCTTCAATTTTTTTACCAGGAGCTCTGTGAATAAAATCATTCATTAAATCTCTTAATTGAACATCTAATCTAGATGATTGCGGAACATCTTTAATTATTTCCATATTAGGTCCCATTAATTTCCTAAGTAATTTTCTCCATGGAAGTTTACCTATTGGAAGTAAAGGACTTCCTAATTGTCCCATACATGCAATTGAAAATTTTTCAGGATCGTGTAAAGTTTGTTCGTCTACTTCTACCGGTTTACCATCAAATTCAACAATATAAATTGGCGGATATGATTCAAATAATTTAATTTTATTTATTTCAGGAACTGGAGCATCATCTCCAACACCAAATTCTCTACTTCCACAAATTTTAGATTCACAAAAACTAACAATAGGTTCTTGCTTACATTTATATCTATATTCCTTATTACTTAATGATTTCTCTAAACCTTTCATCTCACTTGGAGTAAGTGGTGGTTTCATGAATTGTTCATTATAAACAAATATTTTACTTTGCCACTCGTTTGCATATCTTTTCTTAAGATATACACCTACGTTGTACATCATTTCATTTCTTCCACCTTCTGATATTCCATCTTTTAATAAAGTTACTAAACAAGGAGGAGCTCCTTTTAATAAATCATTATCGTCTTTTGCATCGGATTGAATTATAGCTTCTTGAATTAATTGTTTTTCAGATACTACTTTTTGATCATAAACTTTATAGAAAGCTTCTAATGTTAATTTTTCTCCGTTATTATCTAATGCATATCTAGTTGTATTATTTCCACCATGATAAGGCACATTCAACCAACTTGGTAAATCATTTCTATCAAATCTTACATAATCTTGTTTTGGATATATTTCTCTTTTTGCATGACCTAATACAGAGGCCATTTTTTTTAATTTTTCTCTAATTAAACTTGCAGGTACAAATTCTTTTGTAAATAAAAATGCGTGAGCACCACCTGATTTAGATTTAAATACTATTAATGGTAATTTCTTTTCATTTATTTTATTTATTAATTCTTTATGGTCAAATGGGTAAACATCAACATCTATACATCCCCATTTACATTTATTATCTTCTCTTATTGGAAATATACCAAGTGATGGTTCATCACCTTTTAAATGTCTATGCCATAAAAAATCTGTGACTACTTCTCTTTTAGTAAAAGACTTAGCTTCGTGTTTTCCTTTTTCTGAAATATTCCCTTTTAATTCGGTATATCCGTAGGCCTTATCATAGCCCGCAAATATCTCCTTGAATCTTTCTAACATTTTCCACTCGTATTTATATGGGTGGTATTACTACCACCCAAGAAGTTAACTATTTTCCGTTAGCTAATGATTGATAGAACTGTTTAGCTCTTTCATACACCGCTTGGTCTTGTACTGCACCAACTTTTTCAATGCTGTATCCATACCACTGATTTCCTTTTCCGGAATTCAACACGGTTTTTATCTTATAAACATGGCTAAATGATGGCGGAGTATAAACACCGTTTTTACCATTTAGAGTTATAGACATCATCATAGCATTCCATTTTCTGCTAATCTTTCCTTGAGATGAACTCATAGAAATTAAAGCAGATTCTGTAGTGCCATCGTTATCCAATATTAAAACAAAGTGTTGACCAACAGTTAAAATATAATTACCGTTTGGCAATCTATCTTTACCCATTTGATCTTTAGTTGTTTTAGTCAAGATATCAGAAGTGTCTGGATAAATTTGTTCAGGTCTTCCTGAACCAGTTCCAAAATCTGACCATTCTTGGTATTCCAATTTATAATGACAAGGAACAACATCTATTCCTTTTGCACCATCATAAACTCTTTTTGTTACTGTATTCAGTAACATTCCTGGTTCAGCGCCTTCTACATAAGCTTGATTTCGCTTTTGTGCTTCCGCTGATCCATTTTGTAATAGTTTCAAGATTGGTAAAGCTAAACTTCCTTGCTTTACATTCTCAAAACCTGCATGCGCATCTTCTTCAAACATTACTGTTGAAGGAAGAGGTGCAGCTTTCTTTGTTGCTACTTGCTTCTCGCTTCTCGTCTCTATCATCTATTATCTCCTTGTTATTTTTGTCTGGTTACCTGCAAACGTTTTAAATAAATCAGAGGGCATCTCATGTCCAGCTTCGAGACGCTCTCTGACTACCGCTTTGAGTGTCTGGGAATGAA